TGCCCGTATTCACCAATAGCGCCAATAGACCGCTTAAACTCATTAGACCAAACTTGATTATTATCAGTAAAATCATAAATAACTTGAGGGTCAGCCCCTTGCCCTAGTGTTAAACCAACACCAGACTGAAAAGTTGCTTCTAATTCGCCCGCGAACAATGTATTACCATCTTGCGAAAAAGGCTGGAACGCTGCTTGTCTCATTATTGTTTCGCCGTACTCAGTTAATACTGAGTCATCTAATACGCCTATACGACCATCTATTGAGTCACCAACATAAAGCTTGCCGTTAGCTTTAATTATTGCATTAACTCGCCATGGTGCATCTGTTAGACCTGTTTGCAGTTCAAACCATACGGGAGATTGAGCGTAAGCAGAAGCAGTGCCATTGTATGCAAATGTTTTTCCTGGTATGCGCGAAGAGTTGAAAGAAAATATAGCGAAAAACTGCCCTTTTTTAGAAAATGACATAGTAAAGGCTTGTGCTATTTCTTCTTTAGTAAATTTCTGTATTTGTCCGTCGATCGTATCATCAGAAAGTTTCACTGCCTGGCTGCTTGATGTTTGTCGCCATATAGATGTTAATTCATTCTCGCCACCACCAATGAATAAATAGGTATTATCAAACTTAATAACTCCGTATTTAGAATGCGCTCCTTTTTGTGTAAATGCCCCGTTAATTATTTGCAAAGGAAAATCAACACCACCGACGTTTTTGAATACCTCTGTTGTCTCACTACCAAGAATAGACAACTCGTCATGGTCAACAATTTGTGTGACAATTCTATCAGGATCTCCTTCAGCGCTCCCGAAATCTAAAGCGTCGAATACTAAAGGCTGATTAAGATTAGAAACAAATAATTGCTTGCCGTCTGTGGTAGTAAATACAAAAAACCCTCTATAAAACTGCACGCTGTCCGAGACTTGAAAATCAGGGTCTACAATCTGAGTCAATACCGATGAAGCAACATCAAATGTATAAGCGCCGCCGCCTGGAACAACAATAACAAGTATGGATCCATTATCAGCCATTTGAACACGAACGCTACCAATTATTGATCCGTGATTAGTTAAAGCATCGCTTGAATTAAAAGATATCAACGAGTTACCGTTAACAAAATAACGCACACCAGACACTACATGACCGCCGCGACAAATCCCTAAACCAGTATCTATAATTTGACTTATCCCTGATGGCTGTAGCAAGCTCCTATTGTTCAAAGCCTCGCTTTGCGCTGCAACAGGTATCCAATTAATCACACGCCTAATAGACTGAGTCGGGCTGTCGGCTTGATATGATCCTAATGGCAAAGGTAAGGGGACTCTCATTTAAAAGTTCTCTGTTTTGTTTTGATTAAAAAATCTATCACCAGCATCGTAACTATTACAATCATTACCAGAACCAGTAGGTAGCGTATCAGGATATGCAATTTCGCCAATGTGCGAGTTTGCAGTCTCTAACATTTCCATTGTTTCGCGTGCGTTTTCAACTAAAGCAGGAGTTACAATTTTTGAAAATGAAGGGGCCAGCCTAATAGCTAGCTTTGCTTTTGCCGCCGCAATTGCCGCTGGTTCAAGCTCTAGTGTGTCGTCACCATTAGTTACAGGGTTATAGCCAACAATAATACCTAGCTCATTCCACTGCGCTAACATGTCATTTAATCGACGAATACCAGACTGTAACTCGTCATTAGTCAAGGACACTTCAGCTTTTTTTACTGTGATATCTTCAAGCGCATCTTCGACAACCTCTCTCATAGTAGCCATTACGCACCTACCAATATATTAACTTCTTCACGCAAAACCTTTATGCTTCTACGTCGATCTAGCTCGACATTAAAATGTGCAGAAGCGTATATTTCTAATTCCTTCTTGTTCATAATTCCAAGATTTAAAGCACCATTGGCGGAGTCTCTAACCCCCTGAATAGCTTCACCCAAAACCTGCACTTGTGTTGCATTATCTGCATCAATGCCAAAATCAGAAATTTTAATAAAATCCGCTGGCGTATCTGACCAGCCTAGTGCTTTTTGTGTATCAAAATTGTTAGAGTCAATAACTTTTGGCTCTTTAGTTCTATGGTAAATCCATTGCTTGAATATTTTAGCCATTATTTAGTCCTTTTGATTAATAATTGATTGTAGCATTAATTAAGCAAAAATAAAAAAGGCCACCGATTAAAGTAGCCTTTTTAAATTCAACCGCTCAATTAAGAGGTTGTACGAACTGCAAAGTCTGAGTTCTGAGCTTTAACACCATACAAAATATCAAAACGATAAGTCGTGGTATCGGTGCCGATAGCGTATTGAGTAACAGTTCGTATTGAAATATTATCAAAACTTTCACGACTAGCTGAAGCCCCTTCGCTCGGTAAATCTAATGGAGCCATTGCTAAAGTAATAGCATTAGGGTGAAAGGCCATATTCTGCTTATGGCTTGAACCACCCGCACCAGTTTTAACAACAATAGCCGCGCCGTCTGCTGGTGCTGCTGTCACTGTCTGGTAAGGCCCACTAATAATCATTGCCGGAGAAATAGATAATGCTGCTGGGCCAGTACTTGCGCCTGAATTTACATCAGCCAATACTGTAAACGTTTGTAAATCACCAGTATCAACGCGAGTACGGCGGTTAACACTATTAACTCCTGCAAATGTAACAACATCACCAGCTTTTAAAATACCAGTCGTGCTATTCGTCCAACCATCAGTATTAATAGACTGGGAATTTGAGCCGCCACTCACTGCATAAGTAGTTTCTTGAGATGCGCCGTTAACTAATGGAGTACCAGTGGCAACACCAACAGTATGAAGCTTAAGCGATTGGTTTTCATATAGCATGAACTTGCTGTATCGACCAATTGCCGCTTCTTCAATTGCTTTTTTCGCAATCTCTGAAGGAAAAACAGACTTTAAGCCATCAGCAAGCGCTAGTGAAGCATCTTCATCGTAAAAAGCATTCCAACGCACATTCATCGGAGTACCAAGCTTAGTTAATACTTTAGCCGCTGCGCCAACTTCTAAGAAAGTAGACGGGGCTGTACCTGGAGTACCAACAAAGTTACCAATGCTTTTGTACATATCTGCAATATCTGATTCAACTTGCTGCGCTAACTCGACCATTGCTGGTTGAATGTAGCGGCTGCTAAAATCTTCAATCTTCAACGTTAAATCTTGAGATGTAATAGCAAAATGAACGTGCTTACGTTTATCAAGTGTTACTGTTGCTGCTACTTCTTCAATAGCTTCAGCCGTACCTAATGTCGCACCGTCTTGTGATGTAAACATAACAGGGCGACGAACATCGATTGACGCACCCACTTTACGGAATTGCGAGTCTAGTTGACGATCCACTTTTGATGCTAGTTGTAAGTTGTTTAAAAACTCTTTAACTGCAAAGCGCGTGATAACGTTAGTAGTAATTAATGTATTAGCCATTTTTATATCCTATTAGACCTAACCGTATTTGGCCATCCACGCATCAATAGACATTTCATCGCCTACGTCACCGCTTAGAGCGCTCCCAGAATTGAGAGTTTCTATTGGGTCGGGTGCTGCACTTGTTTTAATTTCGGGTTTAGCCGACATACTTGAAGAAATTCGACCGAGTTCCATCATCGCCGCTAGTGGTGACATACTAGCCAATGAATCTGCTAGGTCTAAATGAGTACCGAGATAATAAACCATCTCCGCGCCATCTTCTAAACCCATGATTGCATCTGCTACACCTGTTGGTAAGTCCGGTACTGCACTTGCTTTGTCTGCAAAATCATCTTTACCTAAAGCGGATGCGCGCTCATTAAATGTCTCTAACGATTGCTTATTCTTTGCTTGTTGGTCAAGTTCTGATGCTTGCGTTTTCTGGTTTGCAATTTCTGCTTTAACTTGTTCTTGCACTTGGTAGTTAACAGTAGCTTTATTAAAAGCTTCTTCGTCGTACTCATGCTGTTCAAGTGTTGGCTCTGTCAAAGTTGGCTTTTTAGCTTCTAACTCATCTAGTCTTTTTTGCAAATCATCAGCGCGTTTTGAATGCGCTTCTCGCTGCCGCCTTTCTTCATGCTTATCTGCTGTAATTTTATTTATACGCTCTTGAACGCTGTTTTTTTCTGGCTCAATCGTATTTTCTACGGGGGCTGATTCCGTGGTTGTATCTTCTTTAACCGTTTCTACTAGAGCTTGATCATTACCCTGTACAAACGCATCTAAAGGATCTACTAGTGCAGCTTGGTTTTCTTCTGGCATTTATATTGCACCTAGTTGGCGTATTTTAGCCGCTATTTAAAGGCATAACGTGAGCCCGTGGTCAATTGTACTAAATAATAGTCAGTTTAACAAACTAGTTATTTTAGGCAATAAAAAACGCCAGTTAAGGCGTTTGATTAGATAACAATTAAAGTTTAAATACATGCCTTTTATCTGGGTCGCTACAATTCCTTATAATATCATTAACAGAATCAGGAGTTCTATTTATAATAAACTTTTCAACTACATTACCCTGTCTATCCTTGTGCTGAATAACTGCGCCACCATCTCTAGCTGCTGCAAATACTTGCGATGGTTTCTTTGATAGGTCGCTAGCGTTAAATGTTTTCATCATAATATACCATTATTAATCACGTACTTTTCGTATTCTTTAAAAGTCATTAACAACTTTTCCTTTCGTTTAGTTAGCTTGCAATTAAATACCTCTTGAACTATTTCGGGCCGCAAACCTTTAGCCTTGATAAGCTCATAATTACCAACACTAACAGCCTCAACATCAAACCCTAGTGCATCAATAAGCGCGTCTAATTTCTTTTCTGTGTTATTCATTTATGTATCTCTCCTATGGCCCATGCACCTAAAGCCGTTATTATCGATAAAATACCAACACCAAGATACGCGCCAGCAACTAATCCGTTATAATCGATGTCCGCCCCTTTCTCATAAGTGGTCATAGCAAGTGCAATTACAAGTATTGAAATTACATTATAAAGCGTGAAGTATGCTATTGCCTTTCTTAGTTTTATCATAGCCCATGCCCTTCTTCGAGTTGTGATAGGTCGACACATGCTGTTCTATTTTTACTCCAACAGTCTGCATCTAATTTTGATAAATGCAGAGTTGGCGGCAAATCACTGTAAGTATTAATAAACCCACTAAGCTTTTTAGGGGTCATGAATAAGTCCATAGCGGCTTCACCACCTTTCATGTAGCTTCCATCTTTATAAAACACAAGAATACGGCCATCAATCAAAGCACCAATACTTTCGCACCCATCTTCTACCGGATTAAACAAAGTAACTTGAGTAACCTCTTGACCATCACGGGTAACAACCTTTTCGCCCGCCAATGCTTTTTCTAAATTAAATGCTTTCATTATTTACTCTCTTTATCTGATTAGTCAGCTTAATATAGTAAAATAAAAGGCACGTGTCAAATGCCTTTTATTAATTAGCCGTTTAAATCATCTTGTCCAACACTTGAGCTAGGCTGTTGAACGGTTAGCCGTCTAGCTCCTTCCGTGTCATTAGCCTCTTCATTGGCTACAGCATCCTGAATGAGGCTTGCCGCTTGTTCAGAGTTTGGCCCCTCATCTAAAACCTGCTGACTTTCTGCTACGATATCCCGCTGCTTAATAATTAACGATCTGTCTGCATTTGACAATGGAATACCTAAAGCCACTTGCTCTTTGTAAGTTTCAAGTAATACTTTGTAAGCATCAACAGCCTCGCCTTGTGCTTTAACCATTGTTTCGGCTGTCTTAGCATCATTATTTTCTATTTTAGATTGTATCTCTGCTGTCTGCATTTCAATATTAGTTGTCACTGCAACCTGTTGAGGGTCTGGCTGCTGAGGCTGATCGAGGCCTAACTCTTCACGCTCTTCATCAGTTGGATCAATAATACCTTGTTGTATTTGCATCTTGCGAACACGCTTTGTTAACTCTTTGCTTTCAAGAATAGGCAAATCTTTAGCGACTAAATCCATCGCTAGATTTTCAAACATTGGCGATGTGGCAATCAGATCTAGTATTTGCTGTGCTGACTCTTGGCGCTGTGTTGCAAATGCTGGACCTGATTCCGCAGAAACGTCATACTTACCCGTTGACAAATCATCTT